TAAAGGGCGCGGAGCCGTCCCCGAAGTCAAACTCCAGCGTGGCGTCAACACCACCTGCGGCCCCTAGCGGGTAGCCATTAGTGCTACTCACGTCGCTCTGCCCCACGTAGGTCAGCCCGCTATTCGTTGCGAGGGCCGTGAACTTAATCTTCTTTACCCTCTGGTTAGACGTAGTAATTCGCACCGGTGTTCCCGCCGAGGGTACGTCAGTTATCCCTGTATCGGTCTTTGCCATCTACGGCTCAGCCAAAACGACACGGGTCTGTCCCCGTTCGTCGTTCCCAGTAAATTCCAGTGCTTGGGGAGAGATAATATCAACCCAATAGTTTCTGGTATCCCCCGTGTCGTTGCGATAGGTGAACTCCACCAGCGTATTCGACACAGTTGCCGTTGCAAAAGCAGCACGAAGCTCTGATGGAGTGTTGCCCTCAAATGGACCGTTCATATCTATCGTGAAGCTGAAGCTCAACTTCTCGGGCAGCTTCTTACGGTATCTCAGCAGTAGCGACACCATGTCCGGGGTGTTGGTCGTGGTCGTGCCGCGAGCTAGCTGTATGCGAAACCGAATGGCCCGGAATCCCACCCCCTCGGGCGTGGTGCTGCTGGGCAGTAGAAACTCAGTGTTTCCGCTGGAGGTAATGGTTGATAGCGCCGTCCAGTTAGTGTCGTCGTCCCAGGTGGCCGTAGAGTAGTTCGTGGCGTAGGAGACGATGATGGTCTCGCTAGAGGACATGTCCTGAGCTTCCACACGCACCGACAGTGCTAGCTTGTTTGTATGGTCGTCGCCCGCGTCAAACCACGGAGTCCAAGTTTCAGAGCTTGAGGCGTAGGCTTCGTTGTTGTCCTCGTTGGGGTTGATTATCTCCTCGGAGATTTCCATCCAATGAACGCGCTTGTTCTGTGCGAACCACAATCTATAACCGAGGTGTGCGCTGGTTGCCAGCATCGCCGTAACGCCCTCTTCATTAGTGCCAGAGAGCCACTTGGTCTCCCAGCCACGCCCGTCCCACGCCTGTATGGATGAGTATCCGATAGGCGGTGTCGCAACACCAGTAATCTGGCTACCCATTGGTGAGCCATCTACTAGCCCCCGAGATATATTAGAGATTAACGTGGAATCTATTCCAGCCAGTAAGTCGTTGTGAGAGCCCGCCAGGCCAACGATGTTGCCCCGAAAGGCCGTTGGTAGCCCGTGGTCACGGTCTGGGCCTACCAGGGTGTGTACCGCACTGTTCGAGCCATAAACATACTTATGGATACCCATCCCGGCTGGAATGTACATGGCATCCAGCCAAACAAGGCTGCTCTTTCCATTATCTTTATGATGTGGAAGGGCTAGCTCGGTCTTAACGAATCTTTGGTTTGTCGCGTCGTGCGCGAATAACCCAACTTTGGTCATGCAAAAGATTATCGGCTCCCCGAAAGCGTCACGATGCACGAACAGGTCGGTAGCGTAGTTATCGGGCAACTGAAGCTGCGCGTCGTCTGTCCATGTGCCAATGACGTTAGCCCAACGTAGCTGTCCAGAGGTATCTATGCCCCACAGACGGTCGTCCCAGTCCGTCATGTACTCCACGTCTTCGGTATCGTCGGTAAATGAACTGCCGTCAGTGGTATAGGTATATCCCGTGGTGTGGGCGAATACCATGTAGACCGTACCACCCACCATGGCCGTGATGGCGTCAGAGCAAATAACGGGGAGCGTATGAAGTGAAGACCCCCACGAGTCCGTGGTGGCGTCGTACTTGTAGATTCCCGTGCCGTGGGGAGCATATATGGCTTCGTCAAGCTCCGCCAGCACGGGGATGGTAAAGTCCCCGCTCACGCCCGAGTCGGCGGTTGTCGTGACGAGCGCAGGCAGTACGTGATGCCGCTTATACCTCAGTCGAGAGGTGGAGAACCACACTCGGTCTATATCAGTGGACTCGTCCATGCGGTCGATGCCCTGGCCGCCACGCCAGTCGTTCCAGATAATCTTGGAGACCCGTTGCTCGTCGTCCTTGGAGGTGTCTCCAATAACCACCTTGCCCGGATATAGGGACGCGACCGTTGATGTGACGCCACCCAGAATCGAGAAGACAACGCCATTGATGCTGACCTGGTTGGGGCCTGTAATACGCTGGAGAGGCATCTAAATTACGTGTCTCACATTGGTCAGCACAGGCATATTCCTCTTGCGCTGTGCCGCAATACCTAACCAAGGCGCAGCGGCACGACGACGGTCGTCCGGGTCGGTCGCCCTGCCCCCTCCGTGCGCCATCAACGCTAGCCCAGTAGCCTGGTTGATGACGTACTCGTCATCTATCTCGTTGATCGTGCTGTCGTCCGTCCGCAACACCGGAATGTCCCCGCCTAGCAGCTTCATTAGCGAGTACCCTGCCACACGGACTCCCCCTGGCTTGATAATCAGGTCTCGGGCCTCTTTGTCGATGTCCCATAGGTGATGAGGCAGGGGGGCCCAGTCTGCGCTATCGTTCACGACCGCCTGAATCTGGTCGAACCAGACGGTGTTCGCGGCCTGGTTGGCATTGTACTCAAGGCCAATGCTGACGATGGCCGTGTCGGCCTCGGGCTTGGCTAGCGCAATACTGAAGTACGTCCAGGTGTCGGCAGCAGTGGTAGCGGGCACATTCAGTACCTCAAGGTCGTTGCTATCGCCCGTTACCGTCCCATTGTCCAACCGGATAACGAAGTCAGCGGCAGCAAGGGTAGTGGTGGCTTTTACCCACCCCTCAAGGTGGGTGTATTTGGATAGGTCAACCGAGTCTATGGAGTCAGCAACGAAGTTCCCCGCACTTACAGTACCGGCAATGGTTAGCTTGAGGGAGGTGCCACTCTTGCCGTCCTGAGTGTCTGCGGCCTGGGTGAAGTCGGAGTCGGTAGCCTCATCGAATATCCGCTCGCACGCATGTACCGTGGTGCTCGTAACGGAGCGGCGGAACATGACCTCTCTTATCATGGCAATCCCCGAGGGAATATCGAACCGACGGGTCTTACCGTCGAAGTGCAGAGAGGTGTTCTCTATCGGGTCGAAGGCACGGCCCGTGGCAGCGATGATAGCTTGGTCGATGTACGCCTCAATGCGTACCGGATCGTACTCCTGGTCCCATAGCTCGGCCTGGTGGCCGTTAGCTGAAGCGTTAGTCGTTGCCGGGAAAGTAGTGAGCGTAGTCCGGTTAGACGATACCGCCGTAGAAATCACCCGGCGTTTCTCCCCGTCGTTATTTGAAGACCCGCCCCCTATATGAACGATATGTTTGCCCTGATGGTCGGACGTGCCACCGTAGATATCATCGGTCAGAAAGGTGGTCGTGGAGCCAGATGCGTCAGCCTCAATAATCGTGACTGCCCCAAGGTTGTAGCCCACCGCCAGTCTAAGTTGTTCAAAGGTCAGTGCTTGTATTACTGGCATCTATTCACCTTTGTCATATGGGCAAAATACGGCCCGGCCCAGTTACCCGAGCCGGGCCTTACCTGTACTGCCTATGGGCTGATTACTTCTTCTTCGACTTCTTCGACGAACCAGACTTCCACTTTGGCTTCGGGTGCGCCTTCGTAGAGCGATAGCCCTTACGCTTGCTTTTGTGAGGCATCTTATCCTTCCCTAGCGGGTATTGGAATCTTCTCCTTGCCGTTTCTCATGGTAGCCAGCTCTGCGTCCCGTTCCGCCACCATCCGGCGCAATGCGATGTTCTGTAGCGCCTGGGCCGCCATCGGGTTAGACCGGACAAGCTCTTGTAAGTCTGCGTCGGTGAACTGGATGTCTATAATTGCCATCTAGTACCTCTCGATAGTGAGCTTTTAATAGTACCTCCCATGCAGGGTCTCGGCCCAGAGTTTATGTGAATCGTGTACCCCACGCAGGGCTCCGCCAAGGTCTTTTCGTTGCTCAGGAGTATGCGGCACCGGCTTCTCGCGTTTCCAGCTACGAACCACACTCTCTCGGGCGAAATGCTCAAGCTCCTGGAGGTGTACCGGGTCTGCCATCTCGTCTGCCGCGCCCATTATGTATATGGTCTCAGTCTTACCCGAGTCGGCGTCTGTGACCTGGTACCCGTACTTAGACACCCAGAGCCCCGTTAGCGCCATTACCGGGAGTTCCCTGAATTAGGCAATGTTTAGGACAACCTCGTGGTATTCGCCATTGACACCAACAGTTCTTCCCATTGTCCCTATATCTTGTAAGGAACCGTCAGCAAGCTCTACTGCTCCCGCAGTACCATTAGACCTCATAAGCCCTAGTCCTGCACCAGGGGTTCCTTGTATCAAACAAACACCAGGCCCACTAAATTGTAGCCATCCGTAGCTACCACTAGCGATGTCATTCATCGTTACGCCAACACACGCACCTACAGACGTTGTGTTTGATTGAAGGACACCAGAACTTGTTGGCTTTGCAAACCCAACTACATCAGTACCGTTGGTCAATGCGGTTATCAGTCCATCTTCATGGTCAAGCGTAACAGCTATTGTTGTACCAGCAGGATGACTCTTGACCCTATACCTAAATCCAGCCCCAGCACCACCGCCAGTGTTTACATACATAAACGAATCTGCGTACTCATTCTCATCAACGGCTGCACCCATTGTCACAGTAACAGCGGTTGCTCCTGCCGCAGCCGTTGCCACCGCAAGGTCGTCATTTTCAGTGGCAATGACGGCAGCAGACTCCATGACTTGACCCGCTAAAACAGCTTCACCTGCGGATGCGTATACATAAAATGTATTCGCAATCTGCATTATGCTTCCTAGCTTATGCTTTTTAGCAGTAGTGACTACCTGCTCCCATCCCCATTTGCCCCCAATCGTCTGTGGAAATGACATTTCAGGCTCCCTCCTATTTGCGGGTTCTTACGCCCCGTGATGGGCCGATATATTAGGCAGCCTCGGCCATCGTTACGGCTGCACTATGCGACGACTGCCCTGCTCCGCCTCTTTTTATAGGGCGTCACACGAGCAGCGTCGCAGCCATTTACCTTACAGAGACTTCCTGTATTTTTGCCGTACCTATGTATGTGAGAAGCCGGCGAACCTATCCCTGCCGGGGCCTCTACCGAGGTCTCTACCGGGGCCACCGTGGGCTCCAGCATTGACCAGCCGCGCCGCTGATACCGGACGATGTGGTAGGCATCAGCGGGCAACAGGTTGGGCAGAGGCGTGCCGTCGCCCTTATACCACTGGGCCTTGGGCGAAGCGTTCCGTATCAAGTTGACCGGAATCCCGGTCGCCTTGAACATCTTACGCTCCTCAGACTTGAGAAGCCTTAGCTCTTCAGCCGTTGGCATTAGTTATCCCCTCTATGCGTTAGTGGCTGGGTCCGCAGCGTCGTAGGTGAGGCCCGCGCCGAGAGTGTCGTCAAGTTCAAAGACGGCGTAGTCGGACACCATGACCACTTCCCACGCTCTTAGGGAGGCATCGCGCTGTTTTTCCGTCTGAGGGGCCAGCGACTGTAGGGTCCCTAGAGCGCCCTGGTTCTCCATGATGACACCAATCGCATCATCATCTGAATCCCTTGTGATGTTGCCCGTTTCCAGCACGGGCACGTCCCATATCATGTAGCCCTTGAACGCCTTGCCCATAAGCCTCGCGGAGTATCCCTCGGGCAGCGGGCGTATCGTCCCAGAGCCAATAGTGGACAGGTCTTTGGCCAACCGCATGACCGCGTTAGGGTGATGGATTATTACCATGTCCTCACCCATCTTGTCGGTCTTTGCCGTGCTAACGCAGGCTGTGGCATTAGCCGCAGAGAACGCAGCGCCTGCCGCGCCAAAGTTCGTCCCGCCGTTTAGCGACGTGAACAGGTCGATAAGGTCTCCCTCTCGTATGCGCTTCATGCCGTCGCCAAGCTGTTTACCTATCATCTGGTAGCTAGCTGCCATGTTCTGGCGGAGCAACTTGTCCGTCAGAATGACCTTGGCGCCAACCTCGCCGGGAGTGACCGAGACCGTGGTCATCCCTATCTCTTCCTCGTCCACGATGTCGTGGCCCTCGACCAGATTGCTCATCGTCATCTGGCCGACTTTAGGGAATACCCCGCTATCGTGGCCCTTCTTCAACGTGAAGTGTTTGGCAGCACCCCATACGGGAGCGTTATGCTCTGACGTATACCGGGCGGTGTCAATCATCTCCGCCGAAGCGCTTTCCAAAGAGCCTGTAGTGCTAATCTGCGGCATCGCTCATCTCCTCTAATGGGTTTTGGACTCTAGCCTACTATTCTCAATCGCCTACCAAGCTCTGCGTGCTCGGCGTCGGTAAGTTCGGTTTCCTTCATGCCTATTGCATGGCGCTCTGCTATCGAGGTGGAGCCACCACTCGTCTGGGCAATCCCGCCACCGAAATCCTGGGCGGGCACATTGCCTTGCCTTGTAGAGACATTATCGGCCTTGAGCTTCTGAATCTCAGCGGCCATCTGCATCTCGTTAGGGGTCGTATACTGCATGAGGCTCTCAGTGGTAACGCCGCCGCCAACATCCTTCGCTATGTTCCTCGCCACTTTGAGCTTAGCCTCGACCTCAAGCCCTGCCTGAGAAACATTCTGCTCTAGCTGGTGGATGCGGGCCTGGGTATTTCGGTACTCTTGTGCGTGAGCCTGTGCCTGGTCGGGCGTGAGCCCGCCCTCTATTAGCTGGGCAGCCCGTGTTTGGGCCTGGTACTCTATCTCCGAGGCTATCCTCTGGCGCTCCGCATCGGCAGCCCCACGCTCCAACTCCGCATTACGCCGCTGAATGGCATTGAGCTGTTCCTGGGAGATCGTAACCGACGGAGCAGCCCCGACAGGAGTCGGCGCGGGTGCAACTTCAGCAGCCGGTGATTCCGTAGAAGCACCCTCCGTAGATG